GCGCGAATGTGATCAACAATGTCAGTGCCTGTAAGCAGGGCGCGCTGTAGGGAACGGGCCACTTCTGCGACCACTTCATCATCAAGACGATAAATCTTCTTTGCCATTTCAAAGCTCCAATGACGTATTATACTAAGTTTTATGAACGTTTATATAGCTGATATGCCCAGTCGGCAAAAAGTCCGATAAGGGCTATGCGGGAGATGGCGTCAATCGTCGGATTCGGTATCACTAGCGATGTAATTACCACAGCCAGGGCGCCAAGTCGCAGTCTGTTCCTCATTTGCTCGTTCAATCGCTTCACCTCTCGACCTAATTTGGTGCCTAAGATATTCTATCGCTTTTTCTATATCTTGTATCTCTTGATCGCCAAATTTTGCCTCGAGAATAAGCTGAACTGCGCGCCCGTCATAGAACCCAAGATCCCAGTCATCCACAACATGGTGGATACCAAGCTTTCCCTCACCGAGCTTACGGGGATGATTGGGATCGCTCACCTTTGATCTCCTGCTTCCAGCGCTTCATGTGGCGCGAAATTAAGTATCGGGCACGAATAACACGTTTCTGGTAAGCTGTGATCTTTTCAATGTTCTTAGAGAGTTGCCATCCTGGCCCACCGTTATAGCAAGCAAAAACCCTATCTCCGCGACAAGTTTTAAATCTCTTAAATTTTTTCAAGATAATGATCGCGTTTTTTGCGCTAGTAGTCACATCTTGATTTTTCTTAATAAAGTCTGCCCGGTTTGTATAACCTAGTTTCTTCCACCACCAGCGAGCGTTGATCTGAAATACACCTACGTCTCCTTGCTTGGATATTAGCCCTGTCTTAAAAGATGATTCGCGAAAAGCGATAGCCAGCAATGTGAACTCATCGAACTTTTGCTTTTTAGCAACATCCATGATCGTGATAACATTAACAAGCTGATTGTCAGACAGCTTTCCTAGCACAAAGTCGTCGTCAAGAGAAAAAGCCTCAATGCCTTCTTCTATGCTTGTAACCTTGATAGGGTGCGCGCCCTGATCCTGATAGTTGGACGCTTGCTCTTCTGGTTCACATGCCAAAAGAAAAAGTACAATAAGCGCTAGGTGTCTGCTAGTCAAGTTCCATATTCACGTCGATACTAACTGTAAATGACGGAACACGAATGTGATTGCAGATGTTGTGCTTTTTGCACTCCTCTGCATCCAGGAACCAGTCGGCGTGACCTTTCTTGTGGACGATTTTCTTAAAGTAGTCTGCTTTCTTCCCACAGTTTTGTGACATCATCTTGAAGATCTTTTGATCTAAGCGGTCGGCTTCGGCAGCATCTGCTTTAAGCTCTTCCACTTTTCCAAACCCACCACTGCTGACATCATGGATCATGACTGTCGCATCTTGTGCCATGTATCGGTGGCCGTCTTCTCCAAAAGTGAAGAGAATAGCACCGCATGACATAGCTTTGCCCTCCACGATGGTAGCAACTGGGAGGTCTGCGCACTTAATATCTGATATCATTGACATCAAGGAATAGACTTGACCGCCGTAAGAGTCAATCACGATAGGAATGATATTTTGCCCAGAGTTATGTGCTGCAGCCATGTCCTGCGTGAACTTCTTTGCTGCATCCTCAGTGAATTTATTAACCCTGACTACGACCGGGTTATTCATTAATTTTACTTCGCTAATGCGACCGTCAATCTTGACTTGCTTTTTCAATTTTACCTCTTACTTCTTATCCGCATTTGCCGGTGCCACAACTTAGGCAAGTGACACAGCCTTCTTGATAGATTAGTGTTCCTTCTGCGCCGCAGTCATCACATGTCTTTTCAGATGCTGCAGTTCCGTCCTCGATGTAGTTCTTAAGAACTCGAGCAATCACACGTGAGAAGGAGAACATGTCTGCTTCTTTGTCTTTCTGGAGTTGTTCGACCATGAAGGAAACCGGGGCTCCGTGACGCAAAGCAAGCGAGATAGTTCGAGTGAATGCTGAGTAGTTTGGGTTGTCAAATACTTCCACAACATCCTTGATGCAGAACTCATCCCCTTCATGCCCGAAACGGAGATCGTAAATAGAGTTCTTGGTCTTGCGTGGGCGCTTAGTGAGCGTCCCCTTCTTATAGTATCGAGGAATCTCAATCTTGTTAGCCATTCCACCAAAGATCTCGTACGGCTTACCATCCATAAGACCCATGACGATGGTCCACTTCTCACCTCTAATAGATGCGTGATGAATCTCACATTCAAGAGTGTCAGGTCGGATTGGTGCCGGGGTCTCATAAAATCCGTCTTGGTTCTTTGCAGATGCATCATCAGATACCAATACCCCTGAACGGGAGCCATCTCGATATACTGTGACTCCCTTTAGGCCTTGCTTCCAGCCGTGCCAATATACCTTCTTTACATCATCAACAGAGACATCATTAGGGAGGTTGATCGTTTTGCTAATCGCATGGCACACCCACTTTTGAGCGGCTGCTTGAAGATCTACTGCTGACTCCCATATGATCTCGTTGGCGGTCGATCCTGCGTATGGGCTGTCCTCGATCTTGTCTCTGCCAGTAGTGTCCATCCACTTCTTAAAGTTGTGGTGATAGACATCGAACTCCTGCCACTTATCACCGAGATCATCCACGAAATCCACTTGAGCATCAGGATCGTTCGGATTGATCTTCTTGCGTCGAGTGTAGTGCAGCATAAATGCAGGCTCGATACCAGAGGTTGTCTGCGTTAACGTAGAAACGCTTCCACAAGGAGCTGTGGTGGTTAAGGCAATGTTACGTCTTCCGTGCTCTCGGTGTAAATGTCGTAACTGTGGGTAAGCCTCAAAGAGGCGCTCCATGAAGGGATGCCCCTCCTCTTGCTCGTAGTTATAGACCGGGAAGGCACCTCGTTCAGCTGCGAGCTGACATGAGCTCTTGTAAGCGGCGATGGCAAGTGTGCGGTAGATGTCCTCTGTCTCTTGAATGCTATTGGGAGATCCGTAGTTGAGATTAAGCATCGCCAGAGTATCACCTAGACCTGTCACTCCGAGACCAGTTCGACGTCCATCAAGTGCTGCCTTGCGAATCTTCTGCCAGAGCTCAAGCTCAACACGTTTCGCGTCTTTTGACTCCGGATCCTTCTTGATCTTCTTGATAATACGATCCACGCACTCAATCTCAAGGTCGATCAGGTCATCCATCAGCCTTTGGGCTTTCTGGGCGTGATCATTAAAAAGCTCGTAGTCAAAACGTGCATTGTCCTGAAACGGGTTCTCCACGAAGGAGGTCAGGTTCAGAAGGAGCAGTCGGCAGCTATCATAAGCTGACAGGGTGATCTCACTGCACGGATTGGTGCTGATGGTGTGAAACCCTTGATCCTTGTAGATCTCTGCTGGCGTGTAGTTAAGAACATTATCCCAGAAGAGCAAGCCTGGCTCGGCTGATCCGTGTGCTGATTCGATAATCTGTCCCCAGATATCTGTCGCGGAGGATTGTTGAGTTACAACTCTTTCCTCTTCAGCCTCCACTGGGAAGCGTAGCTCGTAATCAGACTCATTCTCGACAGCCTGCATGAACTCATCGGTCAGGCGGATCGAGATGTTAGCTCCTGTCACCTTGGACAGATCACGTTTGATGTTGATGAACGTCTCAATATCCGGGTGGTGCACTGAGATGGTGAGCATGAGTGCACCTCGTCGACCACCCTGTGCTACCTCGCGGCATGAGTTGGAGAAGCGCTCCATAAAGACACCGATGCCATCAGTTGTCTTTGCAGCATTTGATGTGCGCAAGCCTTGAGGCCGAATGGTAGAGATATCGAAACCAACACCTCCTCGACGCTTCATGATCTGCACCTGCTCTTGATCAGTCTTGAGAATACCTCCGTAGGAATCCTGCGGGTTATCGACTACAAAACAATTAGATAGAGACTGAATCTGATGCGGGTTGCCAATTCCTGACATTGGCGATCCTTGCGGGACTATATACTTAAAACCCTTAAGGAGGTTGTAAATCTCCTCTTCGGCCATAGGGTTATCATACTTGGCCTCAATCCGGGCGAACTCGCTCGCGAGTCGGCGGTGCATCTGGTCGGGGTTTGATTCTAGGAAATTACCGTCAGTATCTTGCAGTGCGTACTTCGTTGCAAATACTGACGCGGCAAGCTCATCTCCCTTGAAATACTCTAAACTCTCCGAAAAAACTTCATCATAGGTTGCCATCTTCTACGACTTACCTTCTTCCTTTTCCTTATTATCTTTTACATCGACTTTGCTTACTTGTTTCCACTTTTGTTGCAAGAGATGCTTCAGGTCGCCTTCATTCTTTTTCTTTGCATCCATAAAGGACATTTCTTCTGAATTTTCTAATATGCTAAACCTGCTCATTGCTGTATTAAGCTTTACAGGAAACACGATTCCGTCACGTCCTGCTCGGTTCTTAGCGATATATAGACGACCGAATCCCTCGGCTTTCTCTGCAGGTTTGCGAGATATGGAGATCACAACATCGGCAACTTGTGCCTTTCCGTAAGATTCTGACATGTTTTCCAGACCTACAATATCAGAGTTAGCTGAATCTCTATTAGATTGAGATGCTGTCCAAATGGGCATGGCTTTTTCCATAGCCAGGTTGCGAAGATCTTCATAGACCTTCTTGAGCTCATGTCTCATTGAGTCATACTGTCGGGATGACCTCATAATGTCAGCATAATCGATAATCAGCACGTGAGGAATAAATCCTTTGAGGCTTAACTTTTCAATGTGGGATCGAAGTGTCTGGACCGTTGCAGTTCCTGTCGGATACTCCTTGATCATCAGTTTACCGAGCTGCTCACCCTTTTCCTTGTAGTATTCGATGACTTCATCTTTGCGATCCTGAACTTCATTACTAGGAATCTGGCAAAGGTTGGAATCATAACGAAGGCCCGTGCCTGTCTCGGTAAGCTCAAAAGTATAGTGTATTACGTTAAATCCTGCGCGCAAAGCTGCGCAACCGAGATTTACCAGCATGTGTGACTTTCCAACTCCTGTAGGTGCTGTAATGACACCGATCTCACCTTTTCCTAATCCACCATTGAGGATATCTTTCGCATCAATCTTTTCAATGCCCGTTGGAATGGGTGATCGACTAACTCGTACGAAACGAGCTTCCATATCCTCAAAGAAGTCGTGCCCAACGGAGGGCGTGGTACCAACTGACAGCGCATTTCTCATCAGATCCATCACCGAGTCGAACTTATCGACTTGAATGAGGTCAACTGCTTCTTCTAGTGCGCCACGGAAGGCCTGCTTACGACAGAAGTCGAGAGCCTTATCCTTGACGTATTCCAAGTCTCCCATGTTGGGATTGTGGCGGATACGCTGGAGATACTCAACGATCTGGTCGCGGAGGATTGTATCATTACCTGTCTTCAGGTCATCACGAATGATAGAGACAAGAAGAGGAAGGGTTGGGAAATCCTTGTATTTCTGGTGGTAAGTGAAGTATCGATCCGCCAGGAACCTAAGGTACTTTAGGTCAAAGAACTGGGTGTTGATCACCTCAGCCATTTGTTCTGCCCACATGCTGTCTGTGAGGAGCCCTTGAACGATTTTTTCTTGGAAGTCTTTTCCATAAGACGCGAATGATATACCGGACTCTTGTGCCACGTAGAACCTCTTAATCTAGGTAAGTAAAGCTAAGGAAAAGCGATTCGACGTCAAAGTTTTGGATGCCTTCGGCAATCAGATCTCTCATCATCCCGATCTTATTCCCCTTTGGTTCAAATGTATCTACGATTTGTTCGATTTGATTCACTTGACCCGCCGCTAAATTTCGCGAATCTAAATATGTCAGGCGCCAGTTACGTTCCAAGATGTCAAAGTTGTCTGCTATCTCTCGGTAGATTTTAATTTTTCCCTCTGCGTGTGCAGAGGCATACTCAAATATTTTTTTGATATCAGCTTCTTCGTCTTCTGCAAGGAAGG